GCCAACTCCTGCGCGCCCGTCGCTGCGCTGCCGACCGTGAAGGTCAGCGGCAGCAAGTCGCCGATCGCATCCGAGAGCGCTTGAGAGAGCTCGAAGGTCTCGCCGCTTCCGGCGTCGTCCGCGAAGAGCGTAGCCTCAACGCCGATCTCCATGGCGCTCGGCTCTTTGACGATACCGTCGACTGCGTTCGAATCGGGGATGTCGTCAATCGTCGGCGCGAAGGTCAGCGTCAAGTCACTGAAACCGCGAGTCGCATTCCAAGCGTTGCCAATCGATTCAATGGTCGGCATCGACTGCGTTGCCTGCGCGCCGTAGTCCAGCGTCGGTAGCGCGACTGGAGTGATTACCTTCGAGGACGGATCCTTGATTGACCCGACGACGATCTCCGCGGTCGCGATTGCGATGGTTCCCGGCGTGTACTTGATCGCAAGCGAACTGCACCGACAGTCGAGCAGCTCAAGACGATTGCCGAAGTAGTAGACCAGCGCGCTGAACGGGAAGACCGTGTTGTCAGGTACGATCGAGTATCCAACGCCCGAACCCCAGACCGCAGCCTGCAAGCCAACGCCGTTGAGCAGCGCGTGCACGCCAGTCAGCGGCAGAAAGTCTGCGTCAACCGGAGTCGTGATCGTCGTCGTCTTCAGCCCTCCGCCCCAAGGCCAGGAGAAGCTAAAGGTTCGAACCTCTGCGGCCAAGAAGTCTGACAGCGATCGCGTGAACGACGCGCCAATCACAGCCTTGTCCCGCGACCGCCTGCCGATGCTGAGACTCAGACCGCTCTCGCCAACGCCGCTGCCGGAATCGCCGAGCAGTAGGCCGTCGTCCGTCGCATCCGGATCGCCGTCAAGCGTCGCGACGATCGCATCCAGATTCGCGTTGTACGTACCCTCTGCTACTTGCGGCGCAAACGCGGCCGCAACGTCAAAAGCAAACTTCGCCATAACTGATCTCCTTAGCTTTGCAGAATGCTGACGATGGCTACGTATTCAACCGTGATTACGTTGCCTTCGATTTCAGGGAATGCCGCTTCAGGCCCGCCCGTCACTTCATAGAACTCGTTGGCCACATTCGCTCGCCACTGCGCGCGATCGAGCAGCACCAAGCCGATAGTCCACAAATGATCTTCCATGAAAGTCGTTGCGTCTGACGCGAGCGGCGGGTTGTAGTGGATTCGAATTCGGACTTCAGCAGATGAATAGTTTACGTTTGAATCGCCGGTCTGCGTAGCAAGTCCAACCGCAACTGAATACTTGAGTTCGCCGCTTGGTACTCTGAAGTCAGCGCTCAAGACTTTGTTATCCGCAACAGCTGACGCGCTCAACGCGGTTGCAGCGATAGGCCCAGCCAGCACCCAAGCTTCGACGTTAGTTCGTAGATTGCCGAGCGGGGTAGGCATTAGAACATGACCTCCACTTCAATGCGAACCAAGCCGATGATTTCGTTTGAGCCTTTCAATGATTGGACATTGCTATCAGATACGCGCGCAGCCCAGACCGTTCCACCAAGATCGCCTTCGTCTACGCGGATCGCATCGCGAATCGCTTCAAGGTCGTCGGTCATCCGCTCGCGACCTGCCAGCGTTTCGTCTACGCTGGTCTGCCGCTTGAACAGCAGGATGTAGGTATAGGTCGAAAGCTCTTGCCGATAGTCTAGCCCAACAGGATCATAGTCTTCGACGAAGAGCGTACCAGTATCCGGCGCGAGCTGAGCAATCGACTCGGGCTCTTCAACGATAGTTCCTGCTCCCAGTGCAGCTTCGATATAGACGATGAGCTGCGCGGAAACTTCGGCTTGATGGGACATAGGCTAAGACCTGTCGATCGCGCGTTGAATCTCTCGCGCTAGATCGTTTCGGATAGCATCGATCTCTTCAGCTAACGCCGGCTTCAAGAACGGTCGCGGCCGCTGCCCGCTCTGCGGATCCTCATGCGCGCCGCCGTAGATCAAGTCGGTACCGATTGCCCTTATGAATCGAGCGGTCTTGTTGATTCGGATGCTGCGCCGCAATGAGCCAGTCCGAGAAGTCAACTGAGTAGGATGGACAGGCGCGTTGCGACCGCCGCCGCGAATGATTTGCTTCGTAGTCGAGCTGACTTGAACGCGGCGAGCTCCACGGTCCAACGCCTTTTCAATCCCGATGCTCGCTTCTGAATTGCGAGCTTTAAGGTTTAGCCGTCGGAACATGCGCTTGAGCTCAGCGTCGTCAACAGTAATCTTTGCTTGGGCCATCAGATTGTCCGGATGCGGCGATAGTTGAGGATCGTTCGCAGCGTAAGCGGCTGCCAACGCCACGCGGTGAAGGTCGCGCTTGCTTGGCTTTCGACTTCGTTCGCAGCAAGACCCAAGCGGCCGCCGCCTTCGTTGGATTGCTGGTAGGCTAGGGCGACTTCAGAGGTTGCAGCCAGCGCGATATCTTCGGGGACTTGGTCGAATCCATGAGTATAGTCGACCAGCACAATCCCTGGAGTCCAACCGTCAAGGTCGATACCTGACATTCGTTGCAGCATGTAGCCGTTGATCTTGTAGCCGTTGCTAGCCACCAAGTCACCGCTCTCAGTTACGGACTCCACGCTAATGATTGGGCCATGCTCTAGCGGGAGATTGACTTCAGCAGAACTCATGACGATCTGTTGCTCGCCTTTGGTCTGCGACGAAAGGATTGAGCGCTGCATCTCGGTTTCGAGTAGCGCGGAGACTCCAGAGATTAGCTCGTCCAAGAGGCTATCCTTGGAATCGTTCTCAATCTTGAGGAAGTTCTTGACGCGCGCTAGGGTAGTCAGCATTGGATTCCTTTCAAAGGGAGCGGAGCGAAACCTAGCTATGGGAAGGGCAGACTAGCTAGGCCCGCTCCTTTAGCTCCTCCTGCTACTTGCTCTCACGCTTGCGCCCACCACGCGTCATGCGATCAGGTGAAGCCGGCTGCATGCGCTCATCAGCCGCCTTCTTGGCTGCCGCATCCGCAGCCGCAGCCGCAGCATTCGGACTCGCATCAGTCTCGCCGGTTGCGATTGCGATGATCTTATCCAGCCGTTCCTGAGCGGTCGTGCTGGGCATGGGATTCGCAAGGCGTCGGATAGCTCGCATGGCGTGTCGAATCTGTGTGTTGTCCATGATTCAGTTCCTTTTGCAGGCTTTGAAAAACTTGAAGTTTGAGGGCCGCGCCGCGGAGCTCTGAATTGGCGACGCGGCCCTCAGTCCTTGTCGAGAACCTACGCGACGGTCGCGAGGGCGCTCATCTGCTTGAGGGCAACCGCATCGAGCATGTTGCCATCATATCGCTCCGTGAACTTCAGCTGAATCAGATCGCTCGCGAAGTCCGCGTGCTCGCTGGCCGCAGCCGTGATTCCCGCGCGACGGCCGAAGCCGTAACCCGAGGGATCGCCGAAGATGAGCTGACCGTCAGCAAGCGGGACTTCGTAGACCGGCTTGTTGAAGATGAACCCAGTCGCGCCAACAACGTCGGTCACCACGTTCGCCGCGCCGGGGAACGAGAGAACCGGGTTGCTATTGCCATCGACGAGCTGAGAGACGAGGCGCAGCGTTACCGCGTTGCCCAGCCAGATCGGACTCGTTCGATAGGCCTTGCCGAGTGCGAAGTAGAGCTTGACCAGATCCTCGTAGACCAGAACCGTGGTCGAGGCTTCGTCGACGTTCTGTCCGACGATCGCCGCGGTGATGTTCGGAGTCGTCCCATTCGAAGTGCAGATCTGGGTATCCTCCAACGCACCGAGGCTTGAGCCAGCCTTGACAGCGAGCAGACTCATCAGGTTGAAAGCGGCGTCGGCCATCGCTTCCACACTGACCTTCGCGAAGGCCTGCGCCTTCTGAGCCTTGAACATCACGCTTGCGACCGTGGGCCCAGCGCCCGTCGAAGTCGCGCCTTCTGCGACCATTCCAGTCGTGAACGCGTTCGCAGTGGGGACCCGCTGCGTCGCACTCGTCAACGTGATGTTCTGGACCAGCGGAGCCAGCACCGCCGCACTATCACGCGCAATGGCTACCACTGCGTTGACGTTCTGCGGAAGCGCGTCGCCTGCCGTGCCGTCCAGAAGATCCGTGCCACTCACGTCACCTTCCAGATACGACGTCACGGCACGACCCGTGATGGCGTTGAGCTTGTCCTTGGCGAGCTGCATCAGGGTGCGATCGCGTGCGACCAGTCCCTGAAACCACTTGGCTCCCCAATGATCGAGGTCCGGAGTTCGAACCTCGCGGAGTTCCGCGTTCTTCCGATAGAGCGCTCGGTAGAGCGGATCCGTCGGCTGATTGCGAGACACCACGTGGTCGCTGCCGCGCGAAGGCGTACTCGGTCGCGTGGTCGAAACCGCGCGGCGAGGCTGCCCAAGCTTGGCAATCTCCGAACGCATCTCTTCGAGTACCGCAGCTTCGCGATTCTCGAGCGCCGTGGCGAAGAGCGACGCGATGCCCTCTCCACCCGCAGATTTCGGCTCGCCTTCGGTGCGCTCGCCTTCCTCTACCGGCTCCATGGAATGAAGCTCTTCGTTGAGCTCCGTATGCTCGATCTCCAGCTCATCGCCAGTCGATCGGCAGTAGACAGTGATTTTCATCGTGATACCTTTCCAGTAGCTGCGTCAAGGATGTTCTTCATCCGAGTACGCATGCGATCCTCGCTGCGCGTCAGCTCTCGCTGAAGGTCTGCGAAGACGCTTGCTGAGGCAGCAAGTCCGCTGCCTCCCTTCGTTGGCGCTGGTCCGCGCTTCTGAATCTCACGCTGCCCCTTGAGCAACGCGTTTACTTTGTCAAGGACTTCCGACTCCAGAGTGTCGACGGCCGCTTGCAACGAATCCCGCTGCGCCGGCGCAATCAAGAGCTCAACGCCCAAGATCTTCGCGAGCACGGTGTCGTCGTCGTCCGCCGCAAGCGTATCGTCCTGCGCTGCGGAGCGAGTCCAGACGCTTCCCTCTGTCGGTCGGTCGGCTTCGAAGGCTAGGTGTCGCCAAAAGGTTTCGGCAATGTCCGACTCCGCCGCGTCCGCGCAGCGAATGAGCGCAGCCGGATCCGCACCGAGACTGACGACTGAGCCTTCGAGCGCTCGCCACTTGGAGTGATAGAGTCCGTAGCGCTTGCGCCAATCCTTCTCGGAGTCAGCGTCGACGAAGTAGGCGTGATCGCTCGGCAGGTTGACCCGTCGCGTCGACTCGATTGGATCCCACCGAATCGAGACTGCGTTGACGTGTCCCTTCTCGATCATCAGCGCCATGTCCCGACGGATCTCTGAGCTCGGACCTTCGCCAGCCATTTCGATTTCGCCTGTCGCCGTCAACTGCGGTGGCTTGCGTCGCGAGCCCGCAACCTTGATAGGGTTGGTAATCGAGCCCGCTTGCAGGGTTGGATCGTTTGTATGAGAGATGAGCAGCGGCATGCGCGCCGGGATACTTCCGCCAGCGATCTCGAGGATGTCGCCGTCGCTCGCTTCGCCTTCGGTGGCGAGCGTCATATCGAAAGTCCCCGACTCTCTGTTGAAGCTATTGACTCTTGCGAATGATCGCGGCATGGCCGTTCTCCTTAGTGATAGAGCGGAATGATTACCAATGAACCATCCCACGCGGTTGCGCTTGTTAGAAGAATCGTGAGGTAGAACACGTCCGGCAAGCCGTCAACCGCCATGATGTCGGTGGAAGACGACGCGAGGGACGCAGCGTCCACTCCAATATCCACTACGTTGACCACGGATCCCGTCGCGGCTGCTGAAGTATCCAGCAGAATCGGGGCCGCGTCTCGATCGATCGGGCTTACGTAGGAGACGGTGAGCAGCCATTGGCCGCCACCAGCGTCCGATCGGAACGCGCGTACACGGATTGCATGCGGGTTGCCGAGCTGAGCGCGTGAGATTGGTCCGTATAGCTGACTAGCGGAGTTGGCATCCTCCTTAACCCGCTTGTCGTAGTCGCACTGACCGTCGGGACTGCCCGTGGTCTGGACTTGGTTCTCGACCGAGCCTGCTGTCACCGTGTCGAACAGATCGACGCAGCCCGCCAGGTGCAGCGCCAACGGATACGCAGCGGGATCAACCGCCATCGCCGGCGTTGCAAGGCTTAGCGTAACAGCAACACCCCACCACCACTTCCAAATCATGAAACGTTTCATCACTTCTTCTCCTCAACCGGCGTAACAAAACACCGGCAATTGATTGAGTTGCTCGCAGAGAGAGAACTGCCGCCTTCGCCGATGCCGGGCGCGTCGGCTCGCTCGCCGTCAGTCAGAGTGAACGACTCATCAAGGTCAACGACTTGGCCGTCGATCAGATGCGAGTCGCGAACGTCTGCATCCAAACTGGTATTCCATTGCTTTCGAGCTACGCCGCTCTGTTCAAAGCCTGCGAGCTGGCCTGTCTGCGTAGCTTTCAGAACTTCAGTGCGTGCAATCGTGCGAGCTTGCTGGCGTCGAACATCGAACACCCGACGGATGCGGGTAGCGAGCTGACCAACGCCTTCGCCTGCCGAGTTACCGGTAGCAAGCTCGCGAGCGATAGCCTTCTGTGTCGTACGATTCGCGTTGGTAATCAGTGCGCCCGCTTGCTTTCGTAGCTGCGCGGTGACCTTCGTGTTGAATATGAACTCCAGATCATCGCTGATACCTGCGATCGCTTCGCTTCCAGCTGCGTTGGTAGCGGATCGGCGAATCGGCTCGACGCGTGCGTTGAAGATTTTGTCCCATGCCTCGTCGTCAAAGATCTCGTCAGCGGTCACTCGCGAGCGCGGCTTAGTCGCTTCCAGCTTCTTGAGCGTTTCGTTCTTCTGAAGTAGGAAGATCTTCCGCATCTCACGCGTGAACGCAGGTACAAACGTCCGCTCTGCGTTGACTTGACGCTCCCACGCACGAGCCTTGCTGAAGTAGGACTCTGCTGCTCGCATGCGATCGCCGTCGTCGTCTTTATCCAACTCAAGATCAACTTCGTCGTCGTCGACTTCAGGATCTGAGATTGCACCGGGATCGTCAGCGGGCAGTAGCTCATCCTCGATCTCAGGCTCGTACCAGGTCTCGCCAACCTTCGCAGGCGGTCGATCGCCCCACGGAACAGGATCTTCGCCGCGCGCTTCAAGAATCATGTTAGGCGAGCGAACTTTATTGGTGATGTCCGCGGTCTCTTGCGCCAACTCGAATGCCTTGTCGTCCGACACGAACTTCTCGAACTTGACGAAGAGTGCGGGATCAAAGTCCGGTGCGAGCTGCAACGTGAGCGCGTCTTCAATCATCGTTGAAATCGGCAGAATCGTATGACGATCGAAGACATACTGGTTGGTTTCAGCGCTTGAACGATCGCCGCTGACTACCATGCCAAGGATAGACTTCGGAACGCCAAAGTCCATGAGCTGCATGTTGGACCAGTACTCAAGCAGCGGAGTGATGTCCGCGCCGCTCTCCATCGCCATTTGGATGAGCTTGTAGTGCGTGGGCAGAATGACCGGCAATCCATCGCTCGTTCCCACCCGATTGTTGTATCGCTTGCGCCAACGGGTAAGGAACGATTCCTTTTCGTCCTTCGTGAACGGCTGCGCTTGCTCGCCTGCTTCAAGCGCAGTCTTGGGCGTGGCGTTGTTCATGTAGTGCTCGCGCATCGTCTGACCGGCGAACTTCAGAGAGTCGGCTGTCACTGCGGACGGGGCGAGATATCCCTCTGCATTCCAAGGATCTTCAGGATCAGCGTAGAAGAATCGGATGAATTCGTTTGCGTCGACTGCGCGTTGGCCGCCATCACCGTCTGTCACCCAGTATGCGACGATGATATTCTGTTCGATGATCGGCTCCATCAACCAAGGCGGAACGGGGTGGAGCTCAACCGGAATGCCAAGGCCCGAGCCAACCTTCTGCCAATAGGCTTCGCCGCACGTGACGACGTACTGACCGACCAATCGCAGCATCTGAGCTCTCGAATAGTTCGGATGCGGGCGATCAAGTAGCATTTTCAGCGGGTTGTCGTCAATGATCTCGTCAATGACCGTTCCCTTGCGATCGCGACGGCTGACCATCACTTGCGGGTTGAGCATGCTTAGCCGATTGGCAATCGCACGCGTCGCAGTATCGGCTACGCCTTTGGACTCGCGTAGCAGCGTCTTCGTATTGGGCTGGTTTCCAAGGCCTGTTCCGAACCGATCGGTGCGGCTATGGTACGGAATCGCTGCAATCGCCCGAGCAAAGCCTTCTTCAAACGCGAGTGCCTGCGCTGCTTGAGCTGCTTTGCTAGGTCCGCGAAGCCGATCCAATAGCGCCATCAGGCCGCCTCCTCTTCTTCGTCATCATCGCCGTACAGATCCGACGGCGACAGTCCAGTGTTTCGAACGAGCAGGTTCGTCAGCGACCAAACGCACGCGTCGCCGCGGTCGGGACTGCCCGATCCTTCCCAACCTGAATCCGTGAAGCCGGTCATGTCGTCTTCAAGGTGGGGAAAGTTTCCGCAGTACTTGACGCGGCCCTGTTCGTGCAGCGCTGCAATCGGCTGCGCTCGAACATGCTTGCCACGCGATGCGGTGACCTTGACGAATCGCGGGCGCGGGACTCCCATCTTGTCTGCGGCTGCATGGATTACGTGCTGCACCATGTCGCCGCCATAGTTCACCTCCGCTACGACGCGATCGGCTTGCAGCGTGTAGTAGAGCTGGACGACTGCGCGCCCCCAACCGTCAGGCCCTGCATGGGTCGACTTGTCAGTGATTACGTAGCCGACCTTGCCAATCTTCCCGCAGGCGATGATTCCCTTAGCGTCTCCGGTTTCGGTACCAGACGGGTCGACTCCAACGCATATGCTGTCATAGTCGCCGAGCTTGGGTCGCAGCTTAGCTTCAAGGCGGTTGTCGGCGATCATGTCAAGGGTAATGAGCGCGCCTTCAACGTCTTCGAGCAGAATGCCTTCAATCTCCTGACGACCAAGTCGCGTGCCCCCGTACTCAGTCTCCACCGCGCGGATGAACTTCGCGCTGAGATTCGCAGCGTTCTCCTGCATCGCGCCCTGAGACACTACGCAATCGCCGCGTTTGAGCAGCTTCGCAACCAATCGTCCACGCTTTGGAGTAGAGGTCGCGACGATTCGAGGATCGCTCCCAAGTCGGATACCAAATTCGAAGAGCGCCAACGCTTCGGCCGGCTTCATACGGTTCGGCGCCCAAGAGTCGATCTCGTCAATCCAGGCCCCCTCGGCTTGCGTACCGCGGAATCGCTCAGCCTCCTTGGCTGCGCGCAGTCGAATGACCGCACCGTTCCAGCAAAGCAGATGGGGATTCGCACTGGAGAGCTTTAGAACTGGTCGCTTGTGAGGCGGCCAGATATCGAGAAGGCCGGGAGCGCTGGGACTTCCGTTGACTTGGGTATCCATGACGTCCATCCATGTAGGCCCAGCAACGTTGACCGTTCGCCACTCACCGCGGTCAATACGCCCGCGAATATATTCCGCGGCGGTGCGGGTCTTGCCCCAACCTCTCCCGGCCTGAATGAGCCAATAGAACCATTCGCCGTCCGGCGGTAGCTGCTTTGGTCGCGCCCACCTACTCCAGGTTTTGAGCTCGTCCCAAAGCGCCATCCGTGCCGGCGTCGAGAGCTGATGCGCGATCGCACGCTGCTCAACCTCTGGCAATAAGAGCAGCGAGCTCACTAGCGAGTCGGTCTGCATCCGGCTCATCCTCGTGGATATGCTTTTCGATCTTGGGGAGGATCCGCTCGAGTACGCGCTCCAATGCCCAACGATCTTTGTTCTGAGCCATGGTCATGATGATCTCAAGGATCTCTTCGCTGACCGTGCCTTTGCGCTTGTCACCGCGAGCCGACTGGAGAATGCGAGCAAACGTCTGCTCTGCATCGCGTCGGTAGGTGTACTGATTGAGACCGCGCGGATTGCGAACTTCCCCGATCTGAATGCTATGCGCGAAGAATCCAGGGTTGTTGGTCCTAGCCGCTTTAGCTCGCGCTGCATCGGACGGAACGTGCTTGACCTTTGCGGGCTTCTTCCGCTTGCGGGCTTGCGTGCCGCGGGCGGGCTTGAGCTGCTCCGCCTTGGCCCGAGCCTTGAGGCGCACGCTCTTCTTGGAGCTCTTCTTTTTGACGGCCATTAGACGCAAGCTGTCGGTTAGCGCTGCAAGCTGCAACAGCCTGCTAGCAAACTGGCCCGCGCTCGAGAGCTAACTACCTGATTTCATTAGCTTTTGTGGAATACAGGCTTGCCTGGTCGAGCCAGGCCCTAGGCTAACTACCTGAAATCATTAGGCTTTCCTGGGCAGAGAGCTCGATTAAGACCGTGAAAAAGCTCGTTAAGACCGTGAAACGCCCCGGGCTGCTCTCGACACGGCTCGACACGGCTGACATAGGCAACCACGCGTTCGTCACTAGGAGACACCTAGGCAACTCCCGATGTCTTCCTAGTAAGCAGGCAACTCCAGGGTCTCGAACAGGCAAGCACGCGAACACACCCAGGCAACTTCCAGTGTCTTCCTGGTAGATAGGCAACCGTCACCTGGTAGAGCGGCAACTCCTTCCTGGTAAGCGTGCAACTCCGCATAACGGTCTCCTGGTAAGCAGGCAACTCTGTCACGGGCACACCAGGTGAGCTACCTAGTAAAGCGGCAACGGCTACCTCGTAGACAGGCAACCGGCTCAAGCTACCTGGTAGACGCGCAACGGTTACCTGGTAAGCAGGCAACTAGCCGACCTGGTGAGCTACCTGGTAAGCAGGCAACACCCACCTGGTAAGCAGGCAACGGCTACCTAGTAACTAGGCAACTTCCCGGGGGCGCTGCCCAGGCCGGAGGCTCTGGCGGCACAACGGCGCACGCGGGCCAACAGCGGCTGCGGAGCTAGCAGCGCGCAGCGTATCCGGAGACATCGCGGTGTAGGGCGATGTAGGCCTTGACATCGAATGTATCGGCTGACATCGGCTGACATCGCGGTGTTGGGGCAGACATCGCTATGTCAAGGCAACTTAGCCGGCTGCATTGCGGCGGGCGCTGCAAGCTCACAGACATTTGGCAAGTTGCACATTCGCGCAACTCCGCTCTGCGGGCCTACAGGGATTTGGTAGGGCCTACATCGCTGCACACGGACTGACACAGGCCCTAGGGCTAGCAGCGCGCAGCGTATCGGTTGACATCGCGATGTAGGGCGACGTGCGCAGCGACATCGATGTCAAATCGGATTGGCCGCTGCTAGGGCGAGCTAGGCCGCAGCGCTAGCAATGTCAAATTCAACATCGGCTACATAGGCCAAACCGGCAATGTAGGCCTTGACATCGCGATGTCAGCGATGTCAATCGGTGTCAATGCCGGAATAGCGCTAGAGGAGCTGCGCTAGCAATGTCAAATCCAGATAGGGCTAGGGGAGCAGCGCTCAAGCCCAACTCCAGAATGTCAGCTCGCACGCGCGGTGTCAATCGCGACGCAGCGCTCAGAAGGCCCAAGAGCCGGTGTCAGCCGATGTCGGCAATGTCGGCAGCGTCAAATTGGAAAGGGCCCCCCAATTCTGAGGAGCCCAGTCCAGCTTTCCCTTGGCCTATCCGCTAGTAGAATGGCGGCCCTGCTCGTATATCAGCACCTACCGATGCCAATGCCGCTGCCAAGCATTAGCCCCAAGGCTTTCCCCTCCCTTCATAGAGGTTATGCTCGCAGGCGTGATTGAAGACATAGACCATCACCCCTAGCCTCCAACCCCAAGCGAAGCTGAGACCAATAGCAATCGCGAACTGAGCGAGCAGCGTCCAATTCATTTGGTCCAAGCTCCATCCGGCTCAGTTGCGAGCACGTACTCCAGAATCTTTTTGGCGAGCTCTTTCGGCAGTCCATTGAGCGCTGCTCTGATTTCTGCGATCGCCCAAAGGTCCGAACCGAGTTCCGGTGAGTCGCTGTCAGGCTGCGTCGGTCGCGTTCTGCGCGCCTTGAGCTTCGGACTCGCATATGCGACGCTATCTGAACTATTCGGCCAATTCTCATCATCGCTGCTCGGCGGAAGCGCAGCCGCATCCCCAAGCTCAGCGAGCGAATGGAACGGTCGCAGCGGCAGCAGATCTTCACTTCGCACTCTATCAGTCATTCTCTTCTATGCTCCTTAGTAGCCTATATATATTTCATTGGTAGTAGGTAATAGTAGGTGCAGACGTGCCTTGTATAGCAGCAGATTCAAAAAGCTGAATCTTTGAAATAGCCCTTATAAGGGCACACACTCCGACCCCCCCCTACTACTACCAGTGAATTAGCGAAAGGGGGCAGGGGGCAGCGACGCAAGCTTCTCCCTTGCGCCGCCACCCAATTCAGTTCCTCCCTTTAGCGCTATTCGTCGCCGCGCTCGTCGTCTCCCAAACGCCGCACGGCTGTCACGCGTGCGTTGGGATAGGTCTGAGCTGCGGAGGCGAGCGCGTCACCGGCTGCATCCACTTCCGTCGCCGCGATCAGCACGTTGGTGATGGACGTCTGTCCGTCCAGTTCGATGCCTACTTCCCAACGCGGCTGCGGAATGCGAGCGATCACCAAATCGCGCGCCTTGTCGATCGCGGCGTCTACCGTTTCGCAGTTGAAGGCCTTGTGCTGATGGTAGAGGACGAAGCTGAGCGCTCCGGTTTCCGCGTTCTGAGAACTCCTGATGGTGAATCCAAACTTCATGACTTGCTTTCCTTCTTTTGTCGCGCAGCCCGTCCAACGAGCTGCCCCACGCGATCGGTCATATCCCACACTTTGTGGGCATTCGCGACCGCGCGATCCAAAACTGTGTCGATGAGCTCGCCCCAACCGCTCTCCGCGTAGCCTCTCGCAATTCCAGCGAGATAGCTGCTCGGCGGCGGGCGCAATGCGATCTTCTTGTTTCGCATCACATAGACGAGCATGCGCTTGATGGTTCCCTCTTGGCGAACGCGCAGCCACTCCTTGACGTACAGGCGCGGCGCTCCCTCATAGATGTCCAAGATCCGCTCGCACTCTGGAGTGATGGACCAGATCGCGCCGTAAGCATACTCGCCTTCCGCCGCGTCTATGTCCGCAAGCCCGCCGCGGAATACCAGCTTGGTATCCGGCAGCGCGTTCCTTTGGACGAAGCGAGCTCGCGGGCAGCGATCCGCCATCTGCGAATGATCCATGTTGGAGCCATAGGAAAAGTACAGCGTGCGCGGCTGCTCTTGCTGCGGCTGCTTTCGCTTCCGCTTATGCACGCGCTTGCGCTTACGATTCGTCATGCAGCTTCTCCAACAGGCCCGCCTTGACGAGCGCGTCAACAAAGCTCCTGAAGTTTTCACTGATGCCCTGCGGTCGCGCAAACCAGTCAAGTTCCGCGCGGTCTGAGACGTCATCCATGAAGTCTTCCAAGCTGTTCAGCGGATCAAGCGCTCCCTTGCGGAGCAGCTCAATGATTTCCTTGTGAGTTTCGGCAGCTAGAATCTGCCCGTCTGACTTGTCAACATAGTTCAGCATGGTCTTCTCCTTGGTCTTGAAAGTTAAGCGGAGCGGCGGGCGCCGTCCGCAGCGAAGTGCGAAGTTCGCATCTTGAAAAAGCTAGCAACGTCCGCGGTGCAGCCGCTCCACTCCAGAAGATCAGTCAGCGTGCCTGTCGCGGGCAACGCCTTCATCGCGGTCGCCGCGTCCATCATGGAGAGGAGCAGCTTAACCCAATTGCTGATCTTGCCCCACTCAGTCGTTCCACTGTGATGGCGGACTTCAATCGTTCCATGAACGGCGAAGCTGCGGGGGTTGACTGTCCAATACCGGCCAGCGTGCGAGCTCAGAAGATTGCGACATGCTGCTCGCGTGCTGAAAGTCTGTCCGCGAAGCGCGCTGTTGATGGGGTGCGCGTACTGATTGTTATGGCGGCTGCGCGGCATGAATCCGTTGATCGCCTCTTCAAAGAGTGCGTAGGCTGCGAAAAACCGGCAGTAGCTCTGCTCACTCATCTCGCGCGCGTCCAAGTGGACATGCAAACCGCAGCTTGCGTTGATAGTCGCGCCGCCGTTGGTCGTTGCTTCGCAAACCTTATAAAGCTGCGCGAAGCCCTGTTCGCCGCTCAGCTTGGGGCTAACCACTTCGCTGCCGCCGTACACGCTAGCGTCCGTCACGATCTTCCAATGGTCTCGCAGCGAATGATTGTAGCCTTCAACCGCTGCGGGAATGCCGCTGCCGGTTATGGCGGTCTGCATTCGCGAGCGATCGCCAATCAATTCAAGCTCAACGCCAAAGGCGCGACCTTCAGTGCTCAACTCAGGGAAGAGGCGCGCGATCGCTGCCGTCTGCGTCTGAGCAGCGGCGGAGCGGCGGGGGCGCGACACAGTGCGACGCGAAGTGCGAATCCCGCTCAGCGTCATGACCGCGGGCTGGTCTGCATAGATAAAGCGGATATTCCAAGAGCGGCGGCAACTTGTGCACGTGCGGCGCGAGATCCCAAGGCCTGAAAGATAGAGGGGGTATCCGCATTCGCAGCGGACGCGGAACGCGTTCTGCTCATGCCCGCGGCCATCGCGGCGGATAACCGGCGCGCTGCGCTCGTAACCGCGCTCGCTGTTGGTGGGTGCCGGCATCTTTTCTCTCCTTAGACTCGCTGCTCAACTAGAAGCGTACCAAGCTTATCGGCCTTTCGCAACCAAAATCAAGCAAAAAAGACCAAATAGATCAAAATAAACTGCTTTCTAACTAGCTGAAATCAAAGGGCTTTTTGGCAGGCTCTCCAGGATGCCCCCAGACGCGTCTTCTCCAAGCCAGCCTGTAGCTGCTCAAGGTGCCCCAAAGAAAGTCCAGCAGAGCGCGAGTCTGGAGTCCACTTTTGTTGCACTTTTGTTGCATATTCGCGCGGTTAGCTATTGCAATCCTACAGGCGCATGCCTATAATCTTTTTTCAGCCTTTTTCAATTAAAGCTACGGCATTCCAATCAAACGCCGATAAGCTATAAAGAGCAAGGAAAGCAAAGGGAGCCAAGAAGATGTTTCAAGTGTTCAACCACAATCTCGTTCTGCTTGCTGAATTCAGCGATCGCGAGCGCGCGGAAGCAGAAGCTGCGCTCTACACCTATCAGACCGGCAACTTTGCATCGGTTGAAGAAGGAGCAGCATCATGAGCGACTATGAAGTGCAGCGGCTTGGAAATACCGGCCGGTTCAAGACCTACTTCAACGGCAAGCCGCTGGATGGACAGACTGACAAGTCCATGGCCGACGCGCGCATCCACTGCGAGCAGCACGCCGATTGGCAGAATGAAGTCGTCGATTGGCTTGACTGCGGATCGTTCCTCAGTGGACGCGGCCGCGTGCGAGTTTCAGAATGAGCGCGCTTGAAACGGAGCGGCTGCTCGTCACTGAGCTCGTTCGCGACGAAGCCGGCTATGACTGCGGCCCGCTTGAGCTCTATCCGGATCCGTGGCTGACCGGCGTTTGGGCAGTCCGAAGTCCGGACGGCTGCGACTTCTTGGTCAACATCGGCGAGCGCAGCGTTGAAGACTGCGAATTCAAATCATGGCCGCCGACTTCAGAAAGGTGATATGATGCCCACCATGGAAATAAGCTCAGAAGTTTCAAGCTGCTGCGGCAGCGGGTTGGCGGTTGATCCGATCCCGTCCGATCTGCGCTGCTTGATCTGCGTCGCATGCTTGCAGCCGTGCCTCGCGGTTTACGTTGACGAAGCGGAAGCGCGGGGCCGCGCGGCTGCTGTCCGCGCATGCGCTTCTGTAGCCGCTGCGATCCGCACGTGCTCGTTCTGCGGCTGCTATATGACCGGCAAGCGCTGCCGCGACTGCGACGACGACAGGATTGATTGATGAGCAAGTTCGCGGGTCAGCCCTGCCGATGCCACGCGAATTCAGGCGGGCACTCATTCAACGAAACAGACTTGCGCTGCCCGTGCGGCGTAACTTGGTTCGCGCAGCAGATCAATCCAACAGACTGCGCGCAGCATGCAATCAAACAGAATACCATGGCTGCGCGAGCGCGAGCAGCAAACAAACGCAAAGGGGTTACTGATGATGATTAGCAAGCGGCCTATTGCGACAGCGCTTTGGCCGTGGCGCTTTGCGCCGAAAACAAAACAGACTACGCCTGCTGACGCGCCGCAGAAACGCCGCGGCTGCGTATACGGCTGGGCGCGCGATTTGTACGATGAAGATCTGCCGCAGCAAAGGGAGCACGTGCTGGAGCAGGAATTCTTGAGCCGACTCCATGCCGGCTAGAAAAAGTTCACTGCGACGCCGCGCGGTTTCCAAGAAGGCTCAAGCTGCAACGTCAACCGCGACTGAACCGGCGGGAGCCAAGAAGAGCGTTGTTGACTTTCTGGAGTCGCTGCATCCGTTTGAAGTCGGCAGCAAAGGCTACCGCATGGTGGTACTCCAGAAATTCGCAGAGATATTTCCAGACGAAGAAGTTCCTGACGTCCATCCCAAATTGCTTGCGACACGCGTAGGCTATGAGCTAATTTGGTTGGGCTACCAACAAGCGAACGCGCTCAGCGAGCTCCATCCAAAAGTGATAGCGCGACGGCTAGCTAGTACACGCTACAAGGCCGCTGCGTTTGACGAGAGGCTGAGATTCTATCTTGACCTCGCCATAAACAAGAAGGAAGACGACATGCCCAAGACCGTGAAGAAGAAGGCCGCAAAGAAGTCCAAGCCCGCGACCGAAAAACGCAAGTCCATTTCCGCTCGCATGATTGAGCTGCTCGGTCAGTCCAACATGCCGACCAACGAGGCACTGACAAAGCAGGTGCAGGACGAGTTCCCGGCTAGCCGGTTCAGCGGAACGCATCTGAGCTGGTACAAGAGTCAGTTCCGCCGCGGGCTGCTCAGCGGAATGGCGAAGGGCAAGGCTCGCACGATCGCCGGAGAAAACAAGACGGCGGCGCCGGCGGAGCCCAAGAAGAAGAAGGCGTCCAAGAAGACGGCGTCCAAGAAGGCTGCGTCCAAGAAGAAGACCGCGAAGAAAAAGAAGGCGTAATCCAGCGCGGTTACTCTTTAGGGCGTCCTGTTGCAAAGCGGGGCGCCCTTTTCTATATTGGCGGGCATGCGCCAACGCAAGCCCACGATCGTGATTGATACGCGCGAGCAGCGACCGCTTGAGTTCACGCTGCCGACTTCAGTGAGTAAGCTGGACTTCGGCGACTACTCAATCGCAGGATTGGAAAGTCGCGTTGCTGTTGAGCGCAAGAGCTTAGATGACCTGTTTGGTTCGTTCACCCGCACCCGCGTCCGAATGGATGAACGGCTGCAAGAGCTGGGCGAGCTCGCTGCGGCTGCGATCGTAGTTGAAGCAACCGCGTTGGATGTAGCGCGCGGTTCAAAGCGGACTGCGGTCAACGGTCATTCGCTGCTCGGCAGCATCTCAACACGCTGCGCGCAGCTCGGCGTCGCGTTCGTTCTAGCCGGCGATCGGTACGGCTCCGCGGCGTTTATAGAGGCGTTCCTGCTAGCGTTTCACCGACAAGCGCGCAGCCAAAAGCGCGCAAGCCTGCGAAACGATTCAGCTTTTGGCGACAGAAAGTCCAGAGTTTACAGCGGCGGCTGACCGTGCTTTAATGCAGCTCCGTTCGATACGAGCGGAAATAGCTGAAAGGAAAAGCACTTGCCCCGCAAACCGACGAAGCGAAAGCGGCCCGCCACGGGTCAGCTACGAACCGCGAGCTGTTCGCTCTACTTCTTGGATAGGAGCGTTCTAGACCGCATTGATAACCTCGCGTATTCAACAGGTCTCGCGCGAGCCAAAGTCATGCGAGCAATCTTGGAACGCGAGCTTGCGAGGTACGAAGGAAAGCCTGAGCTGCTGCTCCGCAATGCCTGACCGTCAGCAAGCTCCTATCAACGACTACGTTCGCGTAGTCCAAAAGCTCGGCGAGCCTGACTTTGAGCGCCGCACTATTTCCAACTCCGGCCGCAGTACCTTCATGGACTGCCGTCAGAAGTACCGCTTGAGCTATGGCCATGGCCTTGGCAAACGCGGCGTCGTGGACTACTTCTGGATTGGCCGCGTTGTCCATGCGGAGTGGGAGCGGATGTATACGCGCGGAGCGTTTAGCGCGACGGCATGCCGCAAGCGCATCGACAAGCAGACTCGCGAAGCTGTTACTCAGTGCACGAACGAATACCAAGAAGAAAAGATTTGGCGAGCGAGCGCGATAGCTCAAGGGCTGCTCCCCACTTATGTCGACCAGTTCTTGGAGCGCGACCTAGATCAGTTCGAAATCCTGGAGTGCGAAGGCGACTTCAAGATAACGATTCCTGGAACTGATTGGAGCTACATCGGAACGCGGGACATGGTAGTTCGCGTCAAGCGCAGCGGGAACGGCTATACCAAAGGCGAGATTGGGATCGTTGAAAACAAGACGACCGGCGCGTTGGATACCAGCTACGTTGCGAAGCTGCCGCTCGACTATCAAATCCTCAGCTACGTTTGGAGCTACTTCGAAGAGTACGGGGTCAAGCCGAGCTTCGTGCTCTACAACGCTGCGCTCAAGAGCCGGCTGCGGCTGAAAAAGAACGAAAGCTTCGGGGAGTTCTTGAATCGCGTCGAGAGCGACTATCGCTTGGACCCTGCCAAGTACTTCTACCGCGAGCGCTTGAAGTTTGCTGCAACCGCAATGCAGGGCTTCGTCGATGAGCTCTCTCAATTCATAATCTTGGATCTTGAGCCGACGATCGCGACGAACTACTTCTCCAAGAATACCAATCAGTGCACGCTGCGCGGGCTTTGTCAGTTCATGCCTATCTGCGACGGCTCAAGCGATCTTGACGAGGCGCTGCTTGGATTTTCAAAGCGAGACTCCACTCACACTGACCGCTTCGATTTGTTGGACTGAGCGAATGAAGAACATCGCACGAGAGCTAGCGCAAGAGCTGCGGGACGCTGACCGCGAAGGCGAGCCTATTGACGACCCCGAAGGCGCGCGGTTCATCAAGCTGAGCGATCGATTCTCTCAAGAGCTAGCAACGCAGTTGGACGCGTTCGCAAGCTATATTGAGCGCTTGGAAGATATCGGATACGACAGACACACCGATCGTTGCCAAGACTGCCAATCGTATTGGTCACGGAATAACCGAGAAAACGCAAACGAAAACTTGCGACTCAAACGCGAGCTAGCAGAAAGGCCGCAGGAGTTGCCGACCCGATGAACCCCAAGACCGAAGAGGCGCGGCGGCTGGCCTCAGAGCTTCGCAGCGTCATTCCCCCGAAGAACCACGAGGCGTCACGAATCCTGGACTCCGCAGCGTTCACCCTACGTCTACTCGCTGCCGACGTGAATAAGCTTGAGGCCGAGAACGAGGCACTACGGGCTGCGCTGGAAAGCGTCATCCAGTCGCTCAACTTCATTGGCGACAAGATCCCAGGATGACGCCGGAGCTTGGGCATGCGCTCAACAACCTGAAGTCCGAACTCTTGCTCGCCGTCAATCATCCAGATCCTGAAGTCCGCGAACGCGTCCGTCAGATCATCAACGAAGTCCAAGAAGAGGAGAGGAATTTTGAGCGCCCTGCCGACTGACAAGTCAAGTGGAGAAACAGTGGACCCGCGCAAGCTCGTTTGGTTTTTGTACGGCCCGCCGGGAATTGGAAAGTCGCTGCTAGCGTCGGGGTTCGGCAGCTCAGTGCTCTACCTTTGGACTAGTAGCGTCAAGTATATCGACGCGTACAAGCAGCCAATCATGGACTGGCGCAGCTTCGTCAAGGCCGTCCGCGAACTTCAGAAGTTGAACGGCAAGCGGTATAGCGCAGTCGTCGTGGATACGATCGATCTTCTTTGGATGCTCTGCAGGCAGCATGTCCTTGAAGCGCGCGGCATTGAGCACGAAACCGATCTGTCGCATGGCAAAGGCTTCGACATGGTGCGGCGAGAGTTCATTCCGGTTATCGCGAAGCTGACCACCTGCGGCTATGGCGTCGTTTTCGTTTCGCATGCAAAGGTTCGCGACTCCAACCAAGGCGGTCGCGGCGTGCGAATGGATCGCATTGTTCCGACGCTGCAAGACTCTGCGAAGGGGATCATCCTTCCAATCTGCGATGTCGAAGGCTACTTGGGCTTTTCTGCTGAAGACGTTGACGAAGATACGGGGAAGCGCCGCATCTTCTTTCAGCCGACTAGAATCATCGAAGCAAAGGATTGGACTGATCGCTTGCCGAAGCAGATGGAGCTAGTCAAGGATCCCGCAGCAAACTATGCGGAGCTCACCAAGCACTTGCTTTCAGAAGGGCGCGGGTCAACGGCCACCCCGCACCGCAAGAAGAAGAAGAAGACGGCCACCAAAAAGAAGAGGACCACTGAATGAGCGTTAGCGCAAAGGAACAGAAAACCCTTCAGAAGATGTGGAAGGGCGCAAAGGATACCGGCGGCAATCAGTTGGACGCGCCCGATGGGACGTATCAGTTCAAGATCGCCAAGGCGGTTTTCAAAGTGAGCGGCACCGGCAAGCCCATGGTTTCGGCTGTTTACGAAATCGTTGGCGGCGACGAAGAGTACGTAGGCGTCAAGGGTTCGCAGTTCGATAATCTGGAGACGCCTGACAACATGGGCTGGTTCAAGCGCAAGCTTGGACGGCTTGGAATCAAGGTGCCTGCAGATATCGGTGAGCTGCTTGACGGAACCGTTTGCGAGGAAATGAATGGCCGCGTATTCGAAGGCGTCCTGCGAACTGCAAACGATTTCCAGAACCTCTACGTGAACAAGCTAGTCTCCAAGGACGGCGACGACGACGACGACGAAGAGGAAGAGGAGTCAAGCGAAGTCTCGGATGGAGCTCGCGTGACCTTCAAGCGCAAGGGTGCAGTCGTTGAAGCAACCGTCATCGAAGTCGACGAAGACGAAGAGACCGCGGTTTGCGAAGAGGACGACGGCAAGGTCAGCTCCAAGAAGTTCAGCGCGCTGACGATTCTGTCTGCGGACGCGGACGACGAAAACGAAGAGGAGGATGAAGAAGAAGAGAGCGACGACGACGACGACGACGACGATGCGGAAGGCGAAGAAGAGAGCGACGACGACGAAGAAGAGACTGAGGACGAAGAGGCTGGCGAAGAAGAGGCGGACGAAGAGGAAGGCGATGAGGCGGAATGGCCCGAGAGTTCTGCCGCTGCGTCCAAAGACTTCACGAAAGCAACCGCAGGCGAGTGCCTTGAAGCGTTCGGTTTCGCGGTTGATAAGCAGCCGAAGAAACTTCTCGTCGACCTTTGCAAGGTTGATGAAGGTGCTGCCCTCCCGCTCGGGCGGCTGAAGATTCTGGCTGCCGCAATTGGTGTGAAGATCATCAAGGGCGTTACTCCCAAAGCGCTTGCGAAGAGTATCAAGGCCAAGTTGGCTGCGTAGCGATTAGCCCTATCGCAACGCAGTCAGCTGTGAGAGGGTGCAGCGGTTTGAATCAGCTTGCTTCCCTGATTCCCGCTGCACCCTCCACTTCTCTAACCCAAGGGCAGAAGGGCAATGAACTCCAAAAAGATTAGCAAGGAACTACTGCGTCGAATCAACTTGACTGACGCTATCGATGACTTGGTTGAAGGCGCGTCCACCGGCGATAACGTCTGCTGCCCTTTCCCTGAGCGCCATGAGTCCGGCAACGACAGCACTCCATCGTTTGGAGTAGACCCTGACAACGCCGGCCGCTCGTTCTGCCAAGGCTGCGGCTATAAGTCGTCGACGATAGTTGGGCTAGCGCAAGACTTGCTAGGCCTGTCGTATCGCAACGCAATTAAGCATCTCTGGACTGAGCATGTCGAGAAGCTAGTCCCCGACTCCAATGTATCGCATGCTCATGGAGCGCTCGCGAATAATCCGCTCTTGATTGGACGACTCAAGAAAAAGCGCGGTATTTCTGAAGCTGCCGTGTTGCGGCATAGGCTAGGCTGGGCTGGCGATCGCCTTTGGATTCCAATTGAGAACGAGCAAGGCCTTGTCGTCGACGTTCGCAAGCACGATCTACTGGGTCGCAGAAAAGCAGGCGCGCCCAAGATCTTCAGCTATGGCAAGAAGGGCGATGGCTTTGGAGGCGCGCGGATCTATCCGTTGAGCTCGCTCAAGCGCAGCGTGGTCGTGCTCTGCGAAGGCGAGCTAGACGCGATCCTAGCTATCGACCGCGGGATCAACGCCGTGACCATTACGAGCGGCGCGCACACGATGCCCGCTGAGCTTGCGAAGAAGTTCAAAGGCTTGAAGGTTCTAGTCGTGCCGGACAACGATAAGGCTGGATTGGCGGGCGCACGCAAGCGAGCCAAGGCCTTAACCAAAGCAGGCGCGCGAGTGATTCTGCTTGACCCCCCGCCTTGGCCGAAAGGCAAAGACTTGGGCGATTGGCTGCATGGCGGCGGCGGCAATGCTGAGCTGCTGAGACAAGCAGCGTCAGGCGTTGGCGAAGAAGAGGCTAAGCCCGTCGCGTCCGTTGCGTTGGAGTTCGAGACTTCAGAAGCTGAAAACGAAATGGTCGAGCGCGCGGAGCTGGTTCTGTCGCTGCTTGAATCACGCGGTGGATTCTTTCGCGGCAACGACGGCGAATCCTACTACGCGGAGCGAGCGGGCAGTGGATCAATGGCTGTCGGCGGCGCTCACTTCCTTGGGCATCTGTCGCGAATCAATCCTGCAATCAATTCAGCAACGTCGTCCGGTCGCTTCGTTATCAACCACTTGAAGTCAGCTGCGCTAGGGCGCGCAAGCAAAGTCACGATGGGCGCTTGGTCGCTCTATCATAACCAAAGCGTTTACCTCTACGCGGGCAAGGGCCGAACGCTTTGCGCGACGCCGAAGTCGGTCACGATGCTGGACGACTCAGTGCAGACGCACTCAGTGCTGATTGATACGCCGCGCGAGCATGCTGCGGTTAAGTGGATCAAGTCCGCGCAGCCAAACGAAGCTGTTGCTGCGGCGTGGTCCATCGTTGGTAGGAATATCGCTTGCGACGATTCGTACCGCTATCTCTCGATGTGTTGGATCATGAGCCTGTACTTCAGGGAGTATATTCGGGCGAAGCCAATCCTTCGATTCGTTGCGAGCAGCGGCGGCGGCAAGACCACTGCGACCAAGTTGATTTCGCACTTGATCTATGGCGAAGAAGTCATGTCGCACTCCGCGAGCACGATCGCAAGTAGCTACGCGATGGCTCAGTCGCACCCAATCCTTTTGTTTGATAACGTCGAGACTCGCAACCTAACGCAGCCGTTTGAAGACTTCCTGCTGACCGCTGCGACCGGCGGATCAAAGACGAAGCGCGCGTCAGGAACTGACAGCGCCATCGTAACGGAGCAAGTCAACTGCTTGATTGGGACCAACGGTATCGAGCCCTTCTCCAGAAACGAACTGATCGCGCGGACCATTGAGATTGAGCTTGACCTCGAGAAGTATGGCCGCGCGAACTTCCATGAGTACCGAGAAGTCAAGCGAGCATCAGAGCAGCGCCATCAGATTCTATCAGGCTGGTTGAAGCTCGCGCAGCAATCCATCCTACCGCGAATCAAGAGCGGCGAAGTTTCAAGGATCGCGCACGAATTCCCGCACCATTCAATGGAACGCTTCAACGACCATTGGGCGCTGATGGCGATCTGCTCAGATATCTGCTTCGCGTTCAGACCGTCAAACAAGTGGAACACCGCTCGCGATTTGGTAAGTGAATGGCTGGAAGAGCAAGACCGCAGCGCGTCAGAACGCAAGCAATCAACGAGCGAGCTGCTCTACTATCTGGAGACGCTAGTCGATCGGCATGGATCGCTAAGCGATACGCGCGTCAAGATTACTGAGCGCGATGGCAAGACCTACCTACGCGCGCAAGCCAACCAGCTCTTGACAGACTTTCAGATCCTTGCAAAGCATCTCGGTCAGCGCTGTCCTTGGAGCAATGCTAGACAGCTTGGAGTCCGCCTTGTTGACGCGGAGTCTATGCTTTCCAATGCAGGTTGGACGCGATCAAAGAAGATGGTTTCAGGCCGCATGCTCACAGTTCTGACCAAGGAGAAGAGATGAACTTCAGAGCTCGATCTATTATCGCATTCGAAGGCCCTGATGGGGTTGGGAAGACGACGCTGCTTAATCAAGTCGCGGTAGAGCTTCTGCGGCAGGGCGTTCCTGTTACTGTGGTTGATTACAGAGCATCAGAGACGGGCCGCGCCGCGTATGATCTCGCGCGCGACCACGACGGCAACGAAATGACCCGCCGCTATCTGATGGCTGCGGCAGCGGAAGAGGCGCTTGAACTGGTCTATAGCAAGTGGAACGAGTCGCTGATTCTGCTTGATCGACTGCACCCCGTTAGCGACTGGTGCTACGGCAGCGCATCGGCTGAACTCGCAGCGCATACGGATCGTTGGATTGGGCTTACCGAAACTCAGCATTGGCCGCTGGTCGATCTGCTATTCGTTCTGAGGTATCGCCATCGCAAGCCAACGCATGCGCTCGAGCGAAGAGACGTCGACAAGTTCTACGCAAACACGAATCAGCTTAGGTTGCTTTCTGGCGCGGAAGGGCTTGATATTCTAACGGTTAATAAGCCTGCCGACGAAGGCGTTCTAGTCGCTGAAGTTATCAAAGTGATGATTGAAGAAACGCTGATAGAGGTGTCAGAATGAATACCGCGTTTGATGGAGTCTATGTCGAGCTACTCGACTTCGTGCTCGCAGCAAAAGAGGAGCAAGACCAACGGACCGGCATCTACTACCGCGCGCGTCCCGGCCTTTCGTTTAGCTGCGGCCATGGCGGCGGACTGCCGCTCGTCTCGCTGCGGAACATCAACACCAAGTGGTTCTGCGCCGAAGCGGTTTGGCATATGAGCGGCGGCCGCGATCCCGACTTCATGAAGACCTACGGCTTCAACGCTTGGAGTAAATTCCCGCAGTCGATGAATTGGGGTCCGACATTTCGCGGCCGCGGCGATGGCATTGACTTGCTGCTTAAGGGCGTCGCTGCGCTACGACATGATCGCACCAAGAAGTCCATCGTCTTCCAGCTCTTCGAGCGCGACGACATTGGCCGTTCGCATCGGCCTTGCATCTCGTCCATGGCGCTTTCGGTTATCGGTGAAACGCTGCATACGACGGTGCTCCAACGAAGCGCTGACCTCTACTTCGGACTTCCGCATGACGTCGCCGGCATCGCGATCATCCGCGCTTGGATCGCTCGCTATCTCAACTTGAAGATCGGCGCGATCTATTGGACGGTGGCCAACGCGCACGTCTACGCCAATCAGTACTTTGCAGCTCACGCGATGGTCGAGAAGTTTTCAACTCGAACTGGTATCGCGTCAGCTGATTCTATAGTTCCGTCTTGCACGGCAGAATGGAAGCGCGCGATCCAAGGCGAGCCAACGCTAGTATTTGATTTGCATCGCGTAGTCGAGGCTGACTATCTGAAGTTCAATCCACCCAAGTCTCATAGGGGGATTGCAATCATAGGGGGCGTGAATGATTAGCGCAAGTATAGTGGTTAGCTTGGATGGACGAATTGGAAAGCCGAATAGCATTGAGCACGGCGGCTGGACGAGCAGCGAAGACAAGGCTAAGTTCTGGAAGCTGGTTAAGCAGTCGCAGCTCTCAATCGTCGGCGCGAATACTTGGAACGGCTTCTCTGCGTCAACAAAGACTCGCTTGGTCGCCAACTCCAGGGTCTTGCTCTACTCCGGCCGTAACAGCACGCACTCCGAGGATCTTCTAAAGCATGCGCTCAGTTGCAGCGTGGACGAAGAGGTTCTGATCTTGGGCGGCGCGAAGACGTTCTACTTCTTCCGCCATGTTATTCACTGCTGGAACATTACGACTGAGCCTGTTCTGTTGGCGTCGGGGCCGTCGCTCTTTCCGTTGCTTGCAGACGACAAGAACCGCATTCCAGTCTTCCTGCAGATCGAGCGGCTTAAGCAACTGAACGCAGAAGGGACTATCCATGCGGTGTATACGAAACGATAAGTCTAAGCCTACCTTTGCGCTAGTTCAAGCTCCCGCGCAGCTAATACGAATCGAGCTGCGGCCGTGCAAAGTATGCTTTGAAGTCATGACGATCTCCTCTCGCATTCCTGGCGGGCGTCGACGACAGTCGAAGTACTGCAGCAACGCGTGCAATCAGAAGGCCAAGCGAATGAGAGCAAAGGAAACACGATGAATGACGAAGCGCAAACCTATCTCCAGTTCAACGAAGGCTCAATAGGTCAAGTGCAGATTCTTCGACGCCTCTCTAGCTTCGGCAGCCACGTTGATCGCATGCAACGCTTCGCCGCTGAAGTCGCGAGCTGGAGCAACTGTCCCATCGGTCGAAAGCATGCCTGCATTCTAACGCTCGAGGGGAAGTACATCATCTCGACCGGCTATAACGGGACTGCGACCAAAGAGCCGGAGTGCGTTTGCGAAGGCAAGCGCAAGGGCTGGTGCATGGAGAACTGCGTCGCCGTTCATGCGGAAGTTAACGCGCTCGCGAACGCTGCGCGCATCGGCGTTTCAGTACTCGATTCGATAGCGTACGTGACCAAAGCGCCCTGCCTGCCGTGCCGCGCGGCGCTAAAGAACAGCGGAGTCCATGTGATAATCTGGGACCAAGCCAATGACTCGCTCAGCGTACCTAGAGACTCGTTCGAAGCTCTCGAAGACTTCGGGTTCTACGCGCGTGGCTGATCCGCTCGGCTCAGGTCTGCTGCTTGTCGTTGATCTAGAGACCAACGGCCTTGATCCTGAGAAGGGTCATACGCCGTTCTTGATCGGGTTCCAACGCGAAGGCGAAGGCCGTACTTGGAAGTTCGATATGCGTGGCAACGCGCCCAAGGCCGATGATATTCTTGGCGCTGACCATCCCAAGCTTCGCGAGTTCATGAACGACATTGAAGACGAATCCGTTATCAAAGTCGCGCATAACGCTAAGTTCGAAATCAGAATGTTGCGAGCTATATACCTCAAGCCGCGCGGTCCGTGGTGGTGCACGATGAACATGACCGTGCTCCATGACGAGTATTCAAGGCTCTCGCTTGATTGGCTTGCGCAGCGATACTTTAAGGAGGAGTATACCGAAGACCACTTGATTACGGAATGGCTTTCGCAAGAGCGACGCGCACGGCGCAAGCACTATCGCAACGAAGGTTGGGATCATGACGACGCGCCTGAACCGACCTACGAAGACTATTACGCTCAGCACCCTGACGTGATGAGCTGCTACCTTGAAAAGGATTTGGATCATACGCTGCGGCTTGCGTTACAGTTCCGCGTCGGCTGCACTACCAAGTTCAGGACGCCATTCGAAACGGATACCGCGCTCGTCCCGTTCGTTGCAGACATGGAGGATAACGGGATCTACGCTGATCGCGAGTTCTGCAAGCTCAACTTCAAGAAGTATTCGAAGCTAGCGCGCAGCGAGAAGAAAAGAATTTGGGACATCGCTGGCGAGACCTTCAACTTGGATTCGCCGCAGCAACTGAAGTCGATC